ACTATTTCGTTAAATTAATAGAAGATATTTTTATATTATTCCATACTTTAAGTAAATCCATAACCAAGAAAGATTATCTTATGTCTATAACTATTTTCGTAAAATTACGTTGTATGAATTCTAGTCTTATAAATACCATATATGAGAAATTTATGAGTATTTTAGATACAAGAATTCCGGAAGATAAAGAGTATCAACTACAAAGCTTTGAACCTGTTTTGAAAGATCTAAGATTTTATCTTGATTCATATTCCTCTGTTAAAAATACTGAAGTATATAAGAAAGTTTACCGTTGTGTTATGTTTCTTCTAAGTATGTCCTTCTTCGAAAAGGTTGGAATAACCTTAGATTCAATGGATTATACCCGCTTAGAGAAAGAAGCTCTTAGAAAGAAATATCATATGGGTGCCGATTTTATACATTGTATGCTCGATACATCTCTTTTTTTAATAGAAAGAGGATATCAATATGTTAAGACTGGTAAACTTTCGAGTATTTTTCATGGAGAAAAAGCCTATGAAAAATTCTTTGATGAAACTTTAGTCATTAAGAAACAATCTCAATTATTGAATGAACCTGAATTGCATGGTTTTTCAGAACCAGACTTTTTGGAACGTTTAGATTGTTTAATTGAACAAGGTAAAAATATCACTAAATATACTAATAATATGAGTGATACTGATAGTAAATTTGTTAAATCTATAACTAATGATATGGAAATGATTAAAAATAATCTTATGTCTAAGAGTAGAGCACGTGATACTAGAAAAACCCCTTTTGCTTTATTAATATTTGGAGATTCTAGTATCGGTAAATCTTCCTTAGTTGATATGATATATCATCATTATGGAAAGCTTAAAAATTTACCTACAGATGCAAAATATAAATATGTTCGAAATCCTATAGCAAAATATTGGGATGGTTTTAAAACATCACAATGGTGTACTGTTATAGATGATATAGCTTTTTTGAAACCTAATGCTTCTCCAGCAGGTGATCCTTCAACATTGGAGGTAATACAAATAATTAATCCTACTCCATTTGTTCCTGATCAAGCTGCTTTAGAAGATAAGGGCAGAATACCTTTTCGAGGTGAACTTGTTATAGCCACTACTAATACTGAAAATTTAAATGCATATCATTATTTTTCGTGTCCTTCTGCAGTTCAACGTCGTTTACCTTATATAATTGATGTTCGTCCTAAAGATGAATATAAAACTGATTCGGGAATGTTAGATAGTTCCTTGGTTAATGAAGAATTTGGTGATTATCCAGATTTATGGATATATACTGTTAAAAAAGTTAATCCCACATCAGCAAGATTATCCGTACGTCTTAATGCAGATATTGAAACTATACATGAAAATATAGATTTACACGACTTTTTATCTTGGTTAAATAAAGCTATAGCTCAACATGATTGTAATCAAGAAAAAGTTCAAAATTCTCTTGATAAATTGAAATCTGTTGTGTTGTGTGGCACATGTAAATTACCCCCTTCTGTTTGTAGATGTAATTTTCAAACACAATCCGAAATCACCGAATACGTCTATGCATCTTTTTTAGGACTTCTAATTCCATTTTGTTTTCGTTTAACACAAATAGCAATAGAATATCTTATAAACTATATCTTATATTTTCTGTATATATCATATATCCAATGGCCTTTATCTAGATTCTTTTTGGAATAGATGTGGAAAACTGGTGCTATCAAGTATTATGCTAATCACAAACGTACTAAATATATACGTAAAATAAAAGATCAAGTTGATAAAATTCGATTCTCTCGTATTGGATCTCGTATTCAGAAATCCATAGGATATCCTTGGTTCTTTACCTTCTTAGCCGGAGGTATTGTAACCTTTGGAGTATTATATAAGATGTACAGAATACATTCTAGTGTAGGTGATGAAGATAAACCTGTAGGTAAACCATTAGAAATTAAGGTCAATATGCGAAGTGATCGAGACTCTGATGATGATTCTTTATTTTCTGATGATTCATGTCCTGATCATTTAAATCCAGAAAGATTTAAGAAGTATACAAAACATGCTGGAATTTCCAATGATATTGGATCATCTCCGGAACCTACATCAAAACAGAGAGAAAACGTGTGGTATAAAAATGATTTTCAATTGACATCTTTTGATGTTTCAACTAAAACAACAGGTTTTAATGGTTTATCACATAAAGCAATATGTGATTTATTACTTAAGAATTGTTATTCAGCTCGTTTGATTAGTAAAAGAAGTTATATGTCCACTAAAATGTTTTGCATTGGTGGAAGAATTTTTCTTATAAACAAGCATTCTTTAGAAAATATGGATGAAATCTTCGATTTAGAGTTAGTTGCACAATCGCATAAAGATGGTGTAACTCGTAATCGTAGATTTCCAGTTAACAAATCTTCTTTTGTGTGTGATGATACAGATGTTGCTTTAATATCGCTTCCCCTTATGGATGCTCATAAAGATTATACATCTTTATTTGCTTCAGATACTTTTCAAAGTACACAAAATGGATATTTACTTTGTAGATTTGAAAATGGAGAAGACGATGTTCAACCTTTCTGGCGAGCCCATTATTTTGGGGGTTTTACTTGTCCCCAATGGGAAAAACCTATAGCTGTTTGGGAAGGATTAACTGATAAACCTACTATTAAAGGAATGTGTGGATCTATATTTGTTTGTATGAGTGGTCTTGGACCAGTTATACTTGGAATGCATTTTTTGGGTTATGATAATAGAGCTGTTAGTTTAGCAATAACTAGATCATATTTGGAAAAAAGATTACAACATTTTGATGAACCCATAATTCAATGTGGCACTCCTGAATTAAGTAGTGTAACAGCTACCATGACTTTAGGTGATCTCAATAAGAAGAGTCCTTTAAGATATATATCTGAAGGTCATGCCAATGTTTATGGATCTTTTATTGGATTTCGTGCATCTCCTAAATCATCCGTCGAACCTTCACCTTTGAGTGAGGAATTGCGACCACATGGTTATGAAATACGTTATGGAGCACCTGTTATGACAGGTTGGGAACCTAAACGAAAGGCTTTAATTGAAATGGTTAATACAGTTGAGAGAATGGATGAAAATATTTTAAAAGAATGTTCGAATTCATTTCTCAATGATATTTTGAAATCTATTCCTCAAGGTGAATTAAAACAATGCATGGTTTACGATAATTTTACAGCTGTCAATGGTTGTGCTGGAATTTCGTATGTTGATAAGATGAATAGAAATACAAGTGCTGGTAATCCATGGAAGAAAAGTAAGAAATTCTTCATGAAATCTATATCAGCTCGTGGTGAAAATCTTGATCCAGTTGAATTTGATTCTGAAATCATGGATCGTGTCGATATTATTATAGAGAAGTATAGAAAAGGTGAAAGAGCTCATCCAAATTTCTGTGCACATCTTAAAGATGAAGCAGTTTCTTTCAAAAAGATAAAAGAGTGTAAAACACGAGTTTTCACTGGTGCTCCAGTCGATTGGTCGATTGTTGTTCGAAAATTCTTTTTATCATCTATCCGTTTATTGCAAAATAACAGATTTGTTTTTGAAGCTGCTCCAGGAACTATTGCTCAATCTCTTGAATGGGAGGAAATTTATAAATATTTAGTCCAACATGGAGAGAATAAAATTGTTGCTGGAGATTATGGAAATTATGATAAAGCTATGATGTCTACAGTTATTTTACAAGCTTTTAAAATCTTGATTAAAGTTAACGAAGCTTCAGAAAACTTTTCTCCTGAAGATATAAAGATTATGTATGGCATTGCTGAGGATACTGCTTTTCCTCTTATAGATTTCTTTGGAGATCTTGTAGGTTTCTATGGTAGTAATCCTTCTGGTCATCCTTTAACTGTTATTATTAATTCGCTTGTCAACTCTTTATATATGCG